CTATTGTCCAAAAAAAAAGAAGTAAATTTTTTACTGGCATTGCATCAGCTATGGCAGATCAATGGGGAGATGAGGCTAAACTTCCTGTTCCTATAGAACAATTATCTATTTTTTAATTATGAGATACATTCTTGATGTCTCAGGCAGAGACTTAAAACTAATTAGAGCATCTATTGTTAATTTTCAAAGGTCGCTTGCAATATCAGATGTGGCTGAATTTGATGGTTTAATTGATGAACTTGACGATTGTTTTCTAACTGTAACAAGACAGAAAAAAGAACAACTTAAATCTAAAGTAAGAAAAAGATGGGGTATGTTCAGATGAAATGTTTTTACAGGGAACTTGATCGCAGAAAAAAGTATTTAATCACCAAAATTCATAATGAGGTGGCTGCTCTTGGAGATAGCTGGTTTAGACATGAAATAACTGATGAGCAGTATTGTTTGCGAATACAGGAGTTAGATAAACGAATTGCAGATTTACAGGGATGAATAATATAAATATCTACAACAATGATTGCTACGAAATCATTGATTCATTAGGTGACTTTGATCTGACATTACTTGATCCTCCTTTCCAGGATTGGGATAAGATTGATTTTAAATTGTCAAAAAACATAATTGCTTTTTGTAATCATAAATCTAGACATCGGGTTGAAAATTTATTGGGTAAGCCCAGATCAGAATTGATATGGCATTTTGCTGATGGTAGATGGGTTAGTAATGATCTTCCCAGAATTACACATGATTACATTTATATATATGGTCAGCCAAAATCTGCAAGTGTTGGAGAGTATCAGGATACAAAGGCTGTAAAAAAAGGTAATGGTTGTATTGGTAGTGATAAGTTAGGACAGAGAACTTACAGACCAAAGCAAAGAAAACAATTAAATAGTGTATTGATATACCCAAGAAACATGAACAGCAAGCTAGGTGCGTGGACTAAACCATATAAATTAATTAAAAATCTTATTGAGTGGTTTCAGCCCAGTTCAGTATTAGATCCATTTATGGGATCAGGAGTTGTAATTGATGTATGTAAAGATTTAAATATAGATGCAACTGGTATTGAAATAAATAAAGAATATTTTGATTATGTAAAAGATAGATTAGATACTAATAAATCCCAACAGGAATTATTTGCACCAACTTATCAATTAAATATAGTCTGATGAATCCGAATAAAAGAAAAGGAGATAAGGCAGAGAGAGAAGCAGCAGAAGTGTTGACTCAGGTAACAGGTTTTGAATGTAAACGAAATTTAGCAGCAGGAATACCAGATGATGTTGGAGATATATATGGCATACCAAATTGCGTGGTGCAGGTATGTGACTACAAGGATAAAAGTCGAGCCTGTCTTGTTAAGCCGAGAGAGGTAGAGACACAAAGGAAAAATGCAGGGGTAGACTTTGTTGCAAGCATGGTTAGATTTAGGGGAGGAGAGTGGAGAGTTGTGTTAACACCAGAACAATTCAACACATTATTACAGGCAGCCTTGTCGTAAACAATATATATGTGTAATATATTAGAACAGTAAACTATTTTTACTAATGACCACAAAAGAAAAACCACCGATAAAGCCACAGACTTTATCTGAAGCTCTTGCTATCTTTCAATCTAAAGTTAAATCTGCTGATAGAACAGGAGTAGCTAAAGAGACAAGAAAAGGAGTAACTACTGAACGTAAGTACTCAACTCTTGAAGATGTTTTGAAAGCACTTCAACCAGCAGCAGAATTGGGTATTTCGCATACTCAAACTTTTGACTATGTACCTTTAGGGCCAGATCAATTACTTACAGTAATGACCACCACTTTATATTTCAAGGATGAAAAACTTGAAAGTAAATTACCTTTGAAAGAACTTAAAGGTTTTAATGTCATGCACGATCTTGGTATATCAATTACATATACCAGAAGATATGCTCTTGGTGCTGCTTATGGTATAGGTTCTGAACTTGATGATGATGCTATGTCATTAAATCAAGCACCTCCTAAAGAACCTGGTACTGGTAGAACACCTACTAAAGCTAATCAAAAACTTGGACCTGTATCAGAACAAGCTATCAAAAATCCCCCAATCACAACTGAAGCAAGAAATTCTATTCAAGTTGAACTTAAAAAATTAAATGAAACCAATCCTGATAAGGCTAAAGAAATTGCAGCTTCCTTTATCAAGGAATTTAAAGTTCCCAGAGTTACAGGATTCATTACAGAAGCTAGACATGGTGAGTTTCTAAGTCATGCTATATCAAAGATAGATGACAACAAATGACAACAGAAGAAGCAGAGTTCTCAGGTCAACAGGTTATGAAACAACTTGAACAAAGACGATCAGAACGCAAGAAAGATTGGAACAGAAACGTATTTGGGGTGCGTACTAATGATGATCTTGCTTCTTTACTTAGAGAGCATTGTAAGTCGAACAATCTCTCTACTAATCAATTTTTAAACAATTTACTAAAAGATTTTTTTAATTATGGCTGACTTTAATCCAGCACTACCATTACCTATCAAATGGTCTATAGGTGATGATCGTTTTAACGAAGGCCAACAGGTCTTGAGTTTAACAATTCCAGTTGACTCTGTTACTCATTTCATAGATCATTTACAAAACCTAGTAGATCAAAAAGCAAAGGAGGGTGAAGTATATGACTTCAACAAAAAAGAGAAAATTAAAACTCAATGTGTACAAATCTACTCTAAAGCGATGGATGGGCAGTACGGAGTCTTTGGCAATATTAATCCACAGAAGCTTGAACGAGAGGTAAATGAAGAGCTACCTTTCTAAATCTAAAGATGAATATTTAGTTAAAGATCCTAACCTAAATATTCACTTTAAAATAATAAATGGTGTACGCTACTGGCTTACACCACCTCCCTCTGGTTATCAAAAATGAGTAAGAGTCCAAACCCTTCTATTCTTAAATTACGCAAACTCAAAGAAATACGAAGAAAAAATCTTGAAAAAAATTTTTTAAATATTCAAATGAAAGGTCAAGACCATTATGTTTTTATTAAGGAAAATGGTAAAGCTCAAGTTGTTTATACTGAAGGTCGTTGGGTTTCAGAACATATTAGAACCGCAATACTAAAATATAATTATGAAATAGATAAAATAGATAAATTATTAATTAGAGATTTTACTGATGAAGAACTTAAGGAATACGAAAAAACTTCCTAATAGGATTACTAGACTTTCTTTTTCTCATCTCTACTACAACACGATTAGCTTCTAATTCTATCAATCTATTCAATAGTGAAGCCATAAATATATCTTGGTCAAATTTTTTTCTAACAAGATGAGTGCAATATCTTTTTATATTATCCAAATTATTACTTTTCATAATTTCTCTGCATTGCATTTCAATTTCTAGTTCCAACTCTGGAGGTGCTGGTTCTATATCAATGTTGAGAAATTTAGTAATTTTCATTTCATTGGAAAAAGTTGTTTTTCTAAAAGTTCAACTGCTCTATCATCTAAAGTATTTGTAGTTTGTTTGGCTATTGTTTTTAATAAATCTACTATCAATCTCTTAACAGCAGTCGTAGTTAAAAACGTAAGTAAGATTGGTTTTAAGATCTTATACATGAAATAAATATTTGTTACTTTCCAAACATAGCTACTTTGCTAGTATTAGACAAGAATCTTTACTTTCATGGCTGAAGAAAAAGAAGAAAAGGAAGGCATCGAATGGGGTGAACTCTTTGGTCACGCTATCAGATTTCTAATTTTGACTTGGAGTTTATCAATGATGACTCTTGGATATATGGGTAAGGTAAGAATTGATGGAGCCTTCACTGCTGGCCTGGTTTCGGGGGTACTCGGTTCATATGGGATCTCAGTTGGAAACAAGAAAAGTGGCACAGGTAACGGAAATCCACCTAAAATAGTAGATAATAGTAAAAACAAAGTAGGAATCAAATGAAAAAACTGTTTGCTTTACTTTTATTCTTTCCATCGGCTGCCTTTGCTGATATAAAACAGGAGTTTGTAACTTCTGCTCAAATAACAGTTGATATGCCTTATGTAGTAACGAATAAGGTAGGTACTACATATTCATTAAGCGGAAATAATATTACACCATCTGTAACTGTGGGAGATACCACAACATCAGGAAAGATAGGTGGGATCAATGTTGGTAGCCTTAGTAATGGTGTACCAGCAATGATTCAAACAGACACAGTTATCACAACAGCAGGTTCAGCATTTAGTAAAACAGAATCCGTAACAATGGGAGATGCCACCCCATCTGCTGTAACTCCTAGTTCGGGCATTGCATCATTACCAGTATTAGGTGGACAAACTACTATTGGATCAGGTGGTACAGCAGGAAACCTTGCACTTACTTCGTTAAGTTCTGGAGTTCATACCTGTGTAGCAGGGGGGTCAGGTACAAGTTGCATAGGATCTACTAAAGTTACTATTACGATTGACTAGACTTTGGCTGCTAGTTTTATTAGTATTACCAGTAAGAGCCTTTGCTGTTCCTGTAGTTCCGCAGTTTCGTACAGGAAGCTCTACAACATCTAGCACATCTGAATCAATAATTAATGAAACGATCACGAGCCATCAATATCGGACAGGATACTCCTACTCAGCATCAGGACATAATATCGAATCTGAAACAGGATATAT